TCTAGTAATTCTTTGTTTTTTGCGTCCATTGATTGAACGCGACTTTCGAGAGCCTTGATTTGTGAAAGTAGCTCTTCATTGTTGTTACCAGTTGGCGCAGCCTCTTGGTTGATTTCTTCTGACATAAACCCGCAGGGTAAATTTGTTTTTATATTAGCTCCACTTTACACGATTTGCCCAATATGCTGCACTTGTCTTGCCTTTTGCAATATTTTTTGCGTGTCTAGCCTTGAAACTACGGCGTTTAGCCTTGTCTGCCTCTGATTCTCCTTTTCTGGGCGGTTTTGTACTGGCTCCTTGCGCTCCAAATCGTATCAATCGCTGTTTGCCACCATCATTGATAACAACAGCGTGAGACTTTCCCGACTTATGCCCCGGTGTTCTTATGGGTTTGTCTACCCCTTCAAATGTATGACCGCCTTTTTTTATACTCATTTACCTATTTTCTCCTGTGCCATTCTATGCGCCCTTGCGAAACTCATACCCTCACGCATTTTTCGCACCATATAATTCATGTGCCTTTTGGTGTGATGTACCGAGTGAGCCTTCAAAGTTTCTTTTTGTTTTTTTGTAAGTGGGGCCATTATCTTCTTTTGTTATATCTTGCATATATCGCAGAATCAGCTGTTCTGGCCTTGTCTCCTCTCATGTAGCTATTTACCCTACCCATCGCCCAAGCACCCATTGGTACGTTTCTGCTACCTGATGAAAGGTAAGCGCCTTGACCTTTTCTATACACCTCTGCAAGTTCGCCATAAAAAAACTTTGTACCCTCAGCTTTTTTCTTAAGGCTACTTTTTATTGCGCCGCTTAGTGGTTTTCTTCTTGCTTTTTGTGACATCTTGTTTAGTGCGTGAACGTGATACCGCAGCAATGTCTATAAACTCGCCACGTTTGTAGGCTTCAGCGGTTCGCTTGATCTCTCTTGCTTTTGCCGCTTTGTTTCTAGCTCCCGAAAGATATTTCTTAGGTAGCCCGGTTTTTTTATCTTTTGCTGTACGCCTTAACTTAGGCATTGACAGCTTCCTCGATTAACGCCACTAGCTTTTTATGAGTTAGTCGCTTATCAAGTTCAATACCAATCGTACGGCCAAACTCCTCTAACTGTGCCTTTGTCATACTTTCAAAGTCAGGCTTTGTAGGCATTGGACAAACTGGCTCGGGTTTGGGGTCAGAACCGTCAACAGAAAAAGTTAATGGGGTCATCTTTTTTTACCTCCCTTTTTCTTTTTCTTTTTTCCACCCATTTTGTACATTGATGCTGGCATTAGGAAACTCCAGTTTTTTCTATTATACCTAATTCTTTGTCATCAGCTTTTATTTGCTCTTGGCCTTCTAAAATCTCTACATTTTTTGCATCAAAAAGATCAACCATAAAAATATACAAATCCATTGCAAAACAACTAGCCAGATTGAATTTATGCCCTACTGAGTTGTAAGCAAACTGAGATTCAAACTCAATATCTTTTCTAATCTCCTCACTACCAGCAAAGGAAACAAGACCGGGGGACGTACGCAAAGTTAGCGTTGCATTTTCTGTACCTTCTGTGATTCGTAGTTTGACAGCCATTAATAAACAGTTCTGGTAAGGGACAAGATCATGTAAAAATGCTCCGGGTCTGCTTGATATAAACGAAACATAGACTCGGGGTCACTAAAATGTTCTACCCCCATACTAATCACTTCTGTAGCAGAGTCATATTCTTGCCCCGGTTTCAAACCTTTTGGCATCTGGTTTGCTGGCGTGCGATCTGCTGATGTTCTTTGCTTGTAAGGTCGGCCAACATAAGGCGCAATGAAAGTATCTGTTAAAACTGCCTCCCTAGATGCGTAGCCGTCCATTATTGTACCTTTCAGTTTTTTCGGACTTACAGGAAAGTCACTTTTTATCCTTTTTGTTCTAAAAGCTACTGCTAAATCTAAGTTTTTCTCCTCAAAACCCTCTAAACTATGGCCGATTTCGTGAAATAAAGTTGCTTTTGCGTCATTCTCTCCAAAATATCCTTCGCTAGTCGCTGGTACTTTAATTTTACTGAACTCAGTTCCCATGAACTCAGGTTGGTTATGCGCCCTACCTTTTCTAACCTGTACTGTTTTGATTTGATTTGAACGACCTTTTATAAACCTACCTTTCTTTGTTATACCAGCGCCGTTGAACATCAAGCCGAACTCCTCCATTTCGCTCTTTATTCTTTCCCTTGTAGCTTTTAAGTCCCCGGTAAAATCAATTTGGTCTAGCGCGTTCTTAAGTTCTTTTCTTGTAACTGCTGAGTTTGCTATGGCTTCTTTTCTAATATCAAACATTTGCAGCGCACCCTGTTTTTCAATATTTCTAATTTTGGCTCTTTTTGTTGTTATCGCCGTTACGACTTTGTCGTATTCAACCCTAGCGTCAATACGTTCTTTCATGAAGTATGAATTATTGATTTTATCAACTAAAGCGTTTCTTTTTACTCTTAAATCTGAGTGTTCCCGAAGTAGCTTTTTGTAATCTTTTCTGAAACCGTCTAGCTTCTGTAGTCTGCCTCCTACAATATCCTTGCCCCTTGAAACTGCAATCTTTGGTTGTTTTGTAGGTGCATAGGTTTCAAGTGCTGGCTTTCTTTTTATAGGCTTGGCTGTTACTGGCCGTGGCTGTGGCCCAACCGGGATATTCTCAGGTTTGCCATATCTGTTTTTTAACTCCACTAACGAAACCCTGCTTCCATCTGCCCTTACAAATTTAGATAGAGCCTTTCTTGCGTCCTTTTCTTTTCCTACCAATCTCTCAAAATATCTGAAAGCGCCTTCATATTTGTTTGTGACCGGGTTAAGTTTTCCTCCTAGTATCCTTGCCTTAACTGCCTGTGGCTGCAAGAATAACCACTTTGCATAATCCATATTCGCTGATACTGGGCCATCTGCTGAAGCTCGTTTTCTGCCTGTGGGTGGTGGGTCAAAAGGCAAGTTGTCGTAGTCGATCTCAGGAATAATTGTTGATCTACAGTTGAAGTGCTGGGGTGGCATTGGCCCCTGTTCGTATTCAAATACTCTTCCGTCTAAAGCACCACACACAGCCGTAGTTCTGCTATCAAGTGTTGCTGTGTACCTGTATTTTTTTGTTATGTCGCTGTTAGCCCGGTAAACAGAAAGTGCAGCATTATTAGAAACTTGGTTAATACTAGTTCTGACAAGGGTTCTTACTTGGTTGATAGGTGGGGTTGTCATTATCCCGCCTTTCTGTGCCATCTGCAAAATATTGGCGTTATCCCCTTCTCTGCTATTGCCTAGCAATCGGCGTGTAATCTGGGGCGTTGTTTCCCCGGTCAATAATCCATCTTGAACAGTACGTCTAAACAGTTGAACAGAATCCTCAGCGATCTTATCAAAAGCTTGCTGTACTATGTTTCCGTTGGGTAGTGTCATTATTGCACCTAGATTATCTGATAACTCCGACTCTCCTAAAAATGCCGCCAACTGTTTTCCAACAGCCCTTGATCTAATTTTTGTAGGGTCTACGCTTACAACAGATTCTGCAAACTTTGGCGATATTTCAATACCATTAACTTGTATGTTTTGCCTCATACCCCTTGGTATGACTTGTGTTAGCTGTTTTTCAATAAACCCTGCCTGTACCCCGGCTAATCCTTGCAACTCCCTAACTACATTTGTATTGGCAAATTTTTTCCAGTTACTCAAACTTTTTTCCAGCTGCGCCACAATAGAACGTAATCGTGCAGCCCGGTAACTATCGCCCAAACCTTTGCGGTCTAGCTCGGCCAGTTGTCTAACCGATTGAACACAAATATCTACAAACCTTTTTGAAACATCAGTAGAGACTTTATTTCCAAATCTATTAAGGTCAATAGCATTTCTATAAATGGCATCAGGCAAAGCCATGAGTTACGCCGCCTCTGGTTCGTCCTCTTCTTCCTCTGGCTCCTCTTCTTCCTCTGGCTCTGGTGGTTGCATTTCTGTTAATCCGCCAGTTTGTGTAGCCTCAATCTCCTCCTCAACGTCAAACTCGTCTCCTAGCACCTCGCCTTGGGTAAGTTGATCTAATAATGTTTTTTGTGTGATCGTACCAGCGGTATAGAGTTGCAACAATGATTGTATTTCTTGTGGTTCTAGTCTTGTACTTAAGAAATCACGGTTAACAAAACTACTACCGATTTCTGAGGTATTCAAGTATTGGGCGTGAAAAGTCAAACAGTTGTCGATTAAGTCTTGCATCTGTTGAGCTACTACCATCATTGTGCTGTCCCCTTGGCTGCGGTCTATTCTTTTGGCCTCTGCTGTTTCTGCGCTTAACTTTTGTCCTAGTACTGCCGCCAAACCAAGTTCATTAATCTGCTGTGCAAGTTGGTCTAACCTTTGAAACTGCGAATCAAACGACCTACCAGTTGGTTCAATGTACTCGGCTCTACCATCTGCGGGAAATGCAATCGCCTCTCCCGGTCCCGCGCTTACTTCTTCAGAACTTTGTGGAAATCCAAAGAAACCTAGCAATGGTACAGCGGATATGTGTAACTGGTTATCGAGGTCACTTTGTACTTGGTACGCCTTGATGTTTAGCTCTGCAATATCTTCTAATGGTGGTCTAGACTCCATAAGACTTACACGGTTTGAGTAAGCAACCGCAAAGGGTATCTCTGTTGTGCTGGTATTACCCTCATCAAAAACTGTATATTTGCCGTCATCATTTTTTCTGTGTATTTCATAGCGCCCCGGATATAACACCCTCACTTGTTCAATTAGCTTTTCGCCATACTCGCCGTCAGGCTGATAAACCTTTTCAATAAGCCTAAGTTGTGTAAACGTAGTTTTCCCTGCTTTCACTTCTGTTCGATAGCCCAAGATTTCCCTTGGTGTGTATGCTACCCAATACGGACGGCCATTGCCTTCAGCCGGGGTATCAACCAGCACTCCAACATGACCGTAACGAATCATTTTTCTAGCGGTTTCATAAGTCCAGATATTTAAGTCGTTTCCTTGTAGGTCTACGTCAAAAAGCTGTTCTCTTATAGTATCGCTAACGTCTTGCAATCTAACTGGTTTCCTTGTAAGCATACCCGCAAGCATGCGTTCAAGCCTTTGAAAGTAGGGCGGACAAGTACTCCTAGCTAGTCTGTTTTCATATGAATCGTCTTGCTCTCTTGGTTCTTGGGGTAAGTAACGCCTATGTTTCATGCGTACTGAATATGTCCCCCCAGCTAAATCCTCTATTAGTAGCCAATGTGGTTCTTGATTAAACCAAGTTGAACTAGGGTCGTTAACATCAGTTGTTACCCCGGTGTTTCCTCTGCTGTATTGTCTGCCGTAACCGCTATACACAATAAGTCTCCCTAGTTTTAATTACATAGTAGTGCATTAATACAA